CTTGTTAACATCGCCAGATACCAATGTGTATGTGGTACCAGTCTGAGCGTTAAAGGTGAGGTTAAGGCTAGTTGTAGGCGCTGCTGCCCATTTGAGTCCTGCAGTCTGTGTGCTATCTGCAGTCAAGACAAAGTCATTAGTTCCAACGTTTACCATTGATGTAGTACCGCTAGCAGATGCTGAGATCAGCTGTCCCTTAGCGGTAAAGGTTGTTGGCTGAATTGCTGTCTTAAAGAAGTTAAGGTCATCGCTAGTTAACACGTGGCGCACCGTCGCACCTGATGCGTGAGTGATACCAGTAGTACCGGCACGAGCACGGACGATTGTAAAGGTATCACCAGATACTCCAGTAATAAATACAATTTCTTCGTTAGTTGTATCAGGGTCAATTGCTACTGTGAACTGGTCGACGTTACCAGCTGCAAGTGTTACACCACCAAGTAGTGTTGTAGCAGTACCAGTAGCCACAACCATAGATGTCTGGGACGCATTAACACCACCGGATGTTAAAGTTGTTTCAACTGATGTTGAGGAATATAGGCGTGTCATTGTCTTTCCTTAGATGGTGTAGTGAACGCGGATTGGGAAACGATCTTGCAACTTGACTGACTCTTCTTGTAGACGTTGCTGGTAAAGAGCAAAGATATATTTAGATGCAGAGGCACCGGCAGTTGAAGGTAACTTAGTATCTGCTAGATCTGCTTCGGCTGAGGATAGGTTGATCCGACCCGTATCAATGTAACTGAGGAGTCTGTATGCAGCTCCAAGAGTAACAACATCTCTTGACGATTCTGGCAAGCCTGTAACAGTAGCAAAGTCATCACCGCTGTTAGTGAGGTTATTTGGGATAATGGAATAATAGACTTGGACCGTACGACCAGGGACAATCTTGTCATAGATATTCACCGTCTTCGTAGTATTAAATGCTGATACGTTTGCCATACGGTCAATGCGCCAACGATTAGTTGGTAGCCACTCACGTGATGGCCCAGGTGTTTGCCAAGAAATAAACAGTACATCTCTAGCATCATCTGGTAATGGGTAAGCAATCTGTGCTGCGTTGTATGGGAATGTTGTAACTGCTACACCAAACAACTTTGGATACAGTGAGTTAATTGTATCGTTGAGTGCTTGCTGGATCATTGTTATTGGGAAAGTTGGAGTTAAGATTACCTGTGCGTTCTCAGCGTGTGGGCTAGGAGTAGTGCCCATATAGCCACGACCAAAGCCTGGCGCTACGTTAAGTGTTAAGTTCTGTCGATCAAAAGAGTTAACCCAGATAAGTTCATTATCAATCTGGACAATACCTTTAGCAAGGTTATCTGCTGAACCGATCTTAATGGTCAGCGCAGTAGCTGAGATGCCGCCAGATGTGGCGAGCCAAGTAATGCGGTCTTGACGAAGTGTGTAACCCTGCAGGTTACTTTGGACTTCGCTTACTAGTTGTCCCAGATTTGGCATCTATCTTGCTCCTATAGAACGTTACGTTGGTTTGTAATCTTTCATCATCAGGCGATATCTCTAACGCTTTGATTCCGTGCTCAAGTGCAGTTGGGTAATCACCCAGCTGCCAACTTGATACTGCTATTAGGTCGTGAGCCATATGAGTCCACGCCCAGTTTTCTGATAAGAAACCCATAGGTCTTTCAGTAAACTCCAGTGCCTTCTTTGCAATAAGCAAACACTCAGGCCATTGCTGTGTCTTGTAATAATGATGGGCTAGTCCTAATACAGATTCACGGTTAGCGTGCTCTTCTGTACCTTTCATCAGCCACTCTTCTGCCAGATTAGGTTCGCAAAAAGCCAGCGTTCTACACGCTGCACTGCGTTCTTCTGGGAAGATTGAGATAGTCAAGTATGCTTTAAGCATCTTGGCTGCTTCATCAAATCTTTTGTAGTAAAAGTATTCTCTACCTAAGTAGTAAGAGTTGCGAGCATCAGGGTTTTCTCTTACTGCCATCTCTAGCATCTCTAAGTACTGCGCTCTGGACTTAGATTTATCTTGGCGGTGATGGATTTCTAATCCCGTTATCTCGCCTTTGATCTCTTCACGCTCTGAGTCCCAGTGTGGCACTTCGTGGATAGGATACTTCCACCGTACATCTTTGCGTCTATGGATCTTAAACCCATTAAACTCTAGGTTCGCACTGCCATCTTCATTGAACGCTTCGATACGACGGTAGTATGGTCTATCGATACTAGGGTCAATCTTCTCTAGGGCTTCACGCCAACCAGGAGTTAACTCTTCATCCATATCCAGTGCAATGCAGTAATCTACATCAGCTGGTAGTAATGCTAGCGACGCGTTACGAGCATCGTCGAATCTAAATGGCGAAACAAAGATTTGGTAAACCTCAATGCCAAGACTTCGTGCAATCTCAACGGTTTTATCTGTTGATCCTGTGTCGGCAATGAGGAGATAGTCTGCGTCTTTACAAGACTCATACCATCGTTCAACGTGTTTCTCCTCATTAAGTGCAATCGTGTATACGGCTATCTTCATTTGTACCAACTCATATAATCAACATCTTCTAACATCAGATCTGAGTAACTTGGATACTGCTTGACCATTGGTGGCTTAGCAGCATATGATCTGTACTGGCGATGTAACAATCTATAAGCAACATCTATGTGCTCTGGGTAATCTCTACCTTGCTCTAGTGCAATCTCCTTGAACTCAGGATTTACACAGTAAGCGTGCAGTGATGATGTATCCATTGCTCTAACCATTATGTTATTGCAATGTTCACTGTTAAGTAATACTGCGCCTAGATAAAAAATGTGCCAGTCTTTAGGTAATAGTTCAACAAACTCAGTAAAGCGTTCATTGAAGCCTTCCATAAAGTAAGCGTCATCTTCTAGGATGAGCGTCTTACCTACTGAATCTTCTAACACTCGGATGTGGCTTTCTTTACAAGCCTGTATTGGATCTATACCCAATGCTTTAGCATCTACTGCGCTAAACCGTTCATAGGTAATACCCAACTCTTGCAGCTGGGCATCAACCTTTTCTAAACGATCTTTTCTACGGTCAAGGTTTATCACCACGACCTTATCAAAATACTCGTTGACTCTCATACGAGAAGTCTACATTCCACCTAGCATTAAAATGCCTGGGAGTGCTGTTGCATCTGCGCCTGTCGGTCCTGTAGGTCCTGTTGCTCCAGTACTTCCTGTCGCTCCAGTTGCTCCTGTAGCTCCCGCTGAACCTGTCGCTCCAGTCGGTCCAGTTGGCCCAATAGAGCCAGTAGCACCGGTGGGACCAGTAGGGCCAGTAGCACCACTAGCACCGGTAGCACCTGTTGAACCTGTTGCACCCGTTGCTCCTGTCGCTCCTTGAGGCCCTGTAGGGCCTGTGGCCCCTGCTGGGCCAGTTGGACCTGTAGGTCCAGGGACTGTGCTATCAGCGCCTGTAGGCCCTGTAGCACCCGTAGGACCTGTACTTCCTGTGGGACCTGTGCTACCAGTAGCACCAGTTGGTCCTGTTGGACCAATCAGTCCTGCAATACTAAAGTTCCAAGCATTATGTGAACCGCTACCTACTGCTGTATCAACAGTAATGATGATGGTTCCACCGCCAACATAGTTAGCAGGACCTTCCATATAGTAAGTTGGTGTATCAGTATGGATTGCTCTGACTCGGTCACCAGTAATAAAAGCACCAGCGTAGCTGCTAGTTAAAGTAAAAGTTTTAAGACCAGTACCAATAGTAATAGTTGAAGTAGAAGTTACTCCTGAGTATCCTGGCCCTGTTGCTCCAGTGGTTCCAGTTGCACCCGTGGCACCCGTTGGTCCAGTAGGTCCTTGACTTCCTGTAGGACCAGTTGGTCCTGTGCTACCAGTTGCTCCCGTTGAACCCGTAGCGCCTGTAGATCCTGTGGCTCCTTGGGGACCTGTCGGTCCTGTACTTCCCGTAGGTCCTGTAGATCCGGTATTTCCAGTTGGTCCAGTTGAGCCAGTAGATCCTTGAGGTCCAGTTGGTCCAGTCGCTCCCGTTGAGCCTGTGCTTCCAGTAGGACCTGTAGGTCCAGTCGATCCTTGTGCACCTGTTGCTCCTGTCGCGCCTGTGGCACCAGTGGCGCCAGTACTTCCTGTTGGACCTTGCGAACCAGTAGCACCTGTGGCGCCAGTGGAGCCCTGAGGGCCGGTAGGTCCTGCTGGACCGGTAGGGCCTGTGTTACCAGGTGCTCCCTGTGGTCCTTGATCTGCTGAGAAAACTACAGATGTCTGCGGTTGAGCAGATTCAATAATTACGATTGTCTCTGGCATTAAACCGTTACCCCCGCAGTTACTAGGAACTTACCTTCTAAAAGTCTTGTTGTTACTGAGCCTGAGTAGAACACAAAGTCGTAAACATAAGACTCTGCAAATATGTCAGTCTCTGTTGCAGTAAAAGTTACTGTGACAACTGATGTTGATGTGTTAATAGAAATCTTACCGTTGGCAGTTGTAGCCAACAATGTTGTTGTAGTAGATCCAGTAAATGGGCGCACAGTCATAGTCGCTGTGTAATTGGTTAAGTTCCAATTAGTGCCATCTGTTTGTGGACGAAAAGCAAATGTAAATGTTGTAGCCTGTGGGCATACGAGGTTATAGGTTGCTGTCATTACGTAAGCACCTCACGCAATGCTGCTGCTGGTTCTAGCTGAGTTGTGCTAGCAATCTTGTTGCAGATACCAGCAATGTCTAGCCATACAGCAGGTGATGTCAAACCACCGATTAGGTTAAGTACTCCTACTGTATCTGTAGTTGAACCTAACGCTACGCTTCTTGCTGCAGCCCACGCTCTGGCTGCCGCTGCCTGGTCAAGATAGGCAGAGATAGCAGGGTAGGTGCCCCCGTTTGCGAGACGATTTAATTCGTCGTTTAATGTTGAACCTGCAATACCTAGTGGCACCTACGCTACCTCACTTCTTCTTGTTCTTATTGCGAGCAGATATTGCTGCCGCTTTCTTTTTAGCATCTGTTTTACTAGATGCGCCCCACGCTTGTAAAGATAAAAGCAAACGAGTTGGATCTCCATTAGGCTTGTGCTCAGGACCTGGAGCGTTACCCATACGAGCAAGGAAACTTGCTCTACGTGGATTATCACCAGACTTAACTGGTGGCTTTAAGTTACTGCCCTGTGCTTTAGCACTAGCGCGTCCCTTTTCATTCAAGCCACCCTTTGGGTTCTGTCCTTCTTTGCGTTGCCAAGCTGGAGTCTTTGCCATTGTTAGCCCATCTTCTTCTTCATACCCTTAACCTTTTTCAGATTAGGGTTAGCTTTGACTGCTGCCTTCGAGGCTTTCCTCGCACCTGCAGCAAGAATTGCACTCGCACTTTCCTTGGAGACACCTTGCTTGGCAGCAATTTTCTTTGCCACTGCCTTGAATCCTGGGTGTGCTTTCTTCATTATTCAATCTCAGATTTCTCTGTGAGTTCGTTGATGTATCCCATCTCGTTCTTAGGAGCACCCGTCTCAATGTCATCGTATGTTGCATAACCGCAACCACATACAGCGCACATTATTTGCTCACGCTTTTCTTACCAGCAACAAAAGTTGCCTTTGATCCGACTGCTACTGGTACTCCACCCATAGGCATTGAAGCAGGAATACCAGAAGTGGATCCCATTCCGTAGCCCTTGTCATTGGTAGACTCAGCACTGTTTCCTTTATCTGTGTTCATTCTTGCTCCTTGTTATATGTTGTTGCCATTGAAGGCAACGCCTGTGTCGTTACTTAGTCTTACTGCTGCTTGTATATCTTTTGTCTTTGTAGAGATAGGTTCAATTCCCTGGCGTGTAGCCTCAAAGTATGAACCTAATTCTTTATCGTGTTGCTTAGCTGACATAACACCATCGTGTCTTGCATCTCCTACAGATAACTGTAGATCTCCTACCTTGCAACCAAAGCAACCTTCTACATATTCTGGGTGCTTGGTGCGTCTGTGTAAACTCATACGATTAACTCCACGTAGGCTCCGTACCCTGCAGCAATAAGAACTGCTGCTTGGGCATCTGTAATTACTTGCTGATGACCACCAAGAACATACCAGTCTGCATCATATAGATCATCTTGGTATGGATACAGGGTTGTTGTAACTGTAGATCCATTGACAATAAAGGTTACACCGCGTGCAATATCTGTCAGATATGGATTGATCGCACCAGTGTAGGTACCACCGTTAATCTGACGCGCAGCAAGGCGTGAGTACTTATCAGGCCAAGATTTACCTGCGCCCCAAGTCTGGTACTCCCAAGGTGTTGTTGCTTGATATGGCATTAGTTCTCCTTAGTGAACTGACTCAGTGACAGGAGTTGCCTCCTGCCACCGCGTTAATCAACTAAATGATTATCCGTTTGTTGCAGATGTTGCGATCTGGTATAGCGCAGATGTACGCAATAGGTTGAAGCCACCGAAGTAGTACCAACCGATTGTGTGGTAACGACGCAACGCGTCGATCTGTGGACCGACAACTGTTGAGATGTCTTGTCCCTGTGCTTCTGCCAGTGCTTCGCGTCCTGCTACTACAGCCTTGTACACGTTGACTGCAGGTGATGAAGCGTTAGCTGCGAAAGGCACACGAGGTGTCTCTACAACAAACGCACCTTCAATTACGCCAACTGCACCAGCCACGAATGGTGTGCGGTCTACGTACTGTGTAAGTGACTGGAATCCACCTGTACCAGTTTCAGCGCGAAGATCGGCTGTCTGACGTGGGTGTAGGTATGCAGCATATAGTTCGCCGATACGAGGCAATGCCTTGTTTGTACGAAGTTCTGTTACTGCTTCACGGATGTCTGAGACACGGATTGTTGCTGCTGATGTGATTGTGTTGTATGAAGTTGCTGTGTTTCCACCGTAAATAATGTTAGTACCTGAAGTAAGAACTGAAGCAACTACAGCATCAATTGAGTCTGCAGCGTTGTATGCGATGATGTCAGCTAGAGCTGAATCAACATCGTTGAATGAAGTTAGGTTTAACTTCTTTGTTGTTGTTACGGCTGAGCCGTATTCTTGTAGTGTTACTGTAATCTGATTTGGATTACCTAGTGCAATAGAAGATACATCTGATGCTTCTGTCAAAGTCGTTGTCGCTTGTGCGAGGTCAGAATAGATTGAGAATACAACTGATGAACCTGGCATTGCTTGCTGTACTGGCTTAACGTCAGCAAGAGCACGCATCACTGGGATGCTACGTAGTGCCATACGAACGTACTGATCGTACGCTGTCTGTACTAGATTGCTAATTGCAGATGTGCCGGTCAGCGTACCTGATGGAATTGCCATTTAGGATGTGCCTTTCGGTTAGTTGGTTTAGAGTCCAGACATCCGGATGACTTCGTCAAGCTCCTCTTTCGAGTTAGCAGACATTAGTTTCCGCAAAATATCATCTGACGAATCAGGCGTTTGGGCCTGACTAGTAACGTTATTCATACGGTTATATGCTGCAGCTTGCGCTGGGTCTACGGTGTTCTGGTTGGATTCAGTAACTTGAAATCCGAAAACGTCTCCATTTTCATCAAGCCACTTAGACAAAGACTCCTCAGTTGGGTCAATGTCCGATGGAATGAACTTTGCAATTTTGCTATTCACTCCGCGAGCTTCGAGGGTGTCTTTGATCGCTCGTTCTCTTTGTGCTTTGGATATGTCACCGAACTGAGCTTTCAGTTCAGCGAGTTCTTTATCCTTTTGCTTGTTTGCTTTACGCAATTGTTTGACGAGATCATTCCCGCTATCACTTGTAGTGATATCGTCTTCGTCATCCTCGTAGTCGAAATTGGACATAGTCCATCTCCCATTCATTTTGTAGTTGTCGCAAGCCTCATCCAGTTCTGGGGATCATCTGTATGGCTCTTGCTACTGGTTTTTTACTCTCCATTGGACCAGTCATCCCAATGGCAGGCTTTATTTAGTACAGGCCAGCTTGACCTTGCATTGCTCCGTACATTGATTTATCTCTACCAAGTGCACCTACTCCAGATGAACCACTAAATGCTGCGGTTTCTAATCCAGTAAGTTTCTTACGCTTTGCTGCAGCTTGTGCACCACCTGAAAGGTTAAGTGCTTCTGCTTCTGCTGATCCTTGGTTGTATGTACCTTGTCCATAGATATCAGCAAGTTGAGTTCCACGTTCTGCTGCTTGTGAAATAAACGGTGCTGCTTGTGCATACTGGCCTTGTGTAACTCCAGCCTTAGCAAGTGCTTCTGCCGCTGCTACACCGGTATTTAATCCTGCTCCATATTGGGTTCCACCAATTTCAGCAGCTGTTACCTTACGTTTAATCATATCTCTTGCATTTGTAGGATCAAGAACATAAGCAAGAATATCGCCATTATTAATATCTGGATAAAATTCTTTAAGTGCTTTAAGTACATTTGGGTCGGCGTTAATAACCCGAGATTGTGCTGTAGCAATACGATCTTCTAATTCCACGTTGTCTACATCATTAGCAATTAACTTGTTAAATCCTGCTTGAGTTCCAATTGAATCTTTTGAATAATAACTAGCAGGAAGACCGTAGTTACGCATAACATTCTGGTACTGGTCTTCTAGTGCAATATACTCAGCGGGTTTTAGTGCACCAAGTCCTGCTTTAATACGGTCTGCATTTGCGGAAAAACGTTTTTGATAAGCAGGTGTATTTTGCAATTGAATAGAAAACTCTGATGGATCAAAGGTATTATCAATCAAATAGTTTTTAATATCAGATACCAAAAATCCTAAACCATATTTATTAAACTGATCGTAAAGGGTATTGTATGCAGATATTCGGTCTGCTTTTTTTTGATCTGCAGCAGTAGTATCTAAAGGATTGCCAGTTGTAGTACCAGTTGTAGTACCAGTTGTAGTACCAGTCGAGCCACCAGTACTGGTTACTGTACCGTCTTTTGCTACAGTGACAGTTGATCCGTCACTATACTCATTGACAATTGACCCAGATCTATCTTTTGTTTGATTAACTAAAGTTTTAACAGGTCCAGCAGATCTAGCACCAGGCATAGTTCCTGGTTCTGCTCCAACTTGCACACCTGTTAAAGACTTATCAAAACCATACTGTTGTAGAAGTTCAGGAGTATTATCATAAATACTAGTAGCGTTAGCTTCTGGTGGATTTGGATTGTCTTTATTGACAAGCATAGAAGCGTAAAGATTTCTTTGGATTGCATCAAATTCTTGCTGTTGAGCATAACTCGATGATGCGTAATTAGGGCGTAATTCTTCAACGCGCTTCATTGCCTCTTGCTTTTGTGCCCAGTTTAATACTTTTCCACCACCGTAAGGTGACATACCTGCCTGTGCTAAAGAAGTATTAGCACCATATTGTTGACGGTATGCTTCTTCTTCTTTTGCTGTTGGGTTGGTATAACTAAGAGTAGTTGTGCCATCAGGATTTTTAATACTATAAACAGGACGACTTGTCTTTAGTAACTGTTCAGCAGTTTTACTTAGTCTATTAGACTCATCCATCTCTTCAGAAGTTAAGCCACCCTTAAATTCTTTACCAGCATCAGGTCCAATACCAAGGGTACCAACTCTAGATTTTTCTGCTAAATAATTTAAGCGGTTCATTACTGAGATTACATCGTTTGGGTTTACTTCAGAAGCAGAAGTAGATCTACCTATTCCTAGGTTGATTAAAAAATCAGACTCAGCTTGCTCTTTTGGCGTAAGTTTTACACCTTGTGTTGCTTTTCCTTTTAGGAACTCATACCGATTTGTATTGTAAGTTTTAGTCCATTGCAATTCTGCTGGAGAAAGCAAACCCTGTGCTGCTTTACCTTTAAGGTATTCATTATATTCTGCTGCTGCAGCACTATTCAAATTTGTTGGTGCGGTTTTGAACTTGTCTTCTAAATTAGCCATTTGTTTACCCCATAAATCCAAAGTCTTGAAGGACTTGCTTAGTAGCATTTGCTACTTCGCTGTGTGCTGCATCTGTGTACTGCCAACGATCATCTTTGCGTAACTGCTTGCGTAGTTCTGAAAGGCTTATGTTACCAGCCAAAGCGTTTTGAATGTGCTTATCTGTAACATCAATTGATGTATAAGGAACATCAAGCACATCTGCAATAGTTGCTCGGTATGGGCTAACAATATCTGTTACATCTTGACCTTGGTCAATTAACTTCTTAGCCCAGTCTGGCATAGCAGTCTTTGCATAGTTACGGATCTTTTGAGTATAGTCATTGATATCAGCACCAGTTTGAAGATCTTTAATTACTTCATCCATAGTGTCAAAGCCAAGGACCTTTGGAAGTAATGACATAGATACACCATTACGAGTTGCTGTTTGAAGTAAAGAATTGTAACTATTGGCTTGTGTACCACCAGTTTTGCCTGCTTCAAACTTACCACCCTTGAGAGCATTATCAAGGATTGTTGCATCATCAATACCTTTGAGGTAATAGTCTGCTAGTTCAGTATCAGTAAGGTTTGATCCTTGTTGTTTAAGATTTTTCTTAATGCCAATAAGCCAACTGTTAAGACGTTCTTTATAGACATCAGACTTTTGAACTTTTAATATATAACGATTACGAGCATCATCATCTAATTGAGCAAACTTAGTCTTGTTAAGAAGATCAAGTGCTTCGGTTGTTTTCTTTGCTTTGAAAAGAGCAAATACGGCATTTAATTCATCGGCATAAATAGATACTTTTTTATCAAGAAGAGCTTCACCAATACCAAAATTACCAGCACTACCCAAAGCAGCAAGAGCATCGGCATCTGTTACAGCAGTATCTGCTGCGGTTACTGGTCGCCCAGCAGGATATTTAACATCAAATGCTTCTTTTGCTTTCATACGTTGAGCGCCTGTTAATAGGTCAAGGGCTGCAAGGTCTGCATCATATGCAGTCTGTTCAGGCGTATTAGCCATTTGCGCCTCCTAATGCCTTGAACATCCAATCAGTAAAACCAACACGCTCTTGGCGTGCAACAGCTTCTGGTGCTGCTTTGCGGATAGCTTGTTCTGCTACAGCAGATGCTTTTTCTTGAGAAAAACTTGGTGTTGTTATTGACTTGCTTTCCAACTTACCGGTCTTAGCGTTCTTAACTTCTTTAGTAGTTGTAACAGTTCCAGTGTTAATCATATTAGTAATAGAATTTTGAAGATCCTTGTACCACTGAGCTTTCTTGTCTTCTTCTGTAATACCTTGACCACGAACAGTCTGAGATACATCATCAACAATCTTCTGGCGATCTGCTTCTGTGTACTGGTAGATCTGACGCTGTGGCAAGTTCTTTGCTGCATCAGTTGTATCTTGTCCAAAGCCACCAGCACGTAGCTGACTCATATAGACATATGGATCTATCTGTGCTGTTGAGGCACCAATAACTACTTGCTGCCAAGCAGACTGGACACTGCCAATGCTTTTAACAGTTTTGCCAATAAGACCATTTGCAATTAAAGCACTACGAATCTTTGCTAAGTTTTTTGGCTGACGAGCACCAAGAATTAAATCACCAATAGTTTTTGTTGTTCCATCTGATAATGGTACAAATCCCATACCTGAAACTTGCTGACCGCTTACTGGATCAACGAACGCACTTTGGAGGTCAGAACCATAAGAACCAGCACCAAAGCCAGTAGTAGTTCTTTCCTTGCTTTTTAATTCAGCTAAGTGCTGATTAGGTGTGTCTGCCATTTTATCCCAACTTCATAAATACGCTGTTGATTACTGAACTTAAACGAGGATCGCTTTCCTTCAAACGAAGAAGGTAGTTTTCCCAATTCTGGGTTTCAATAGTTGAAGGACCGCCTTGAATGTTTAGCATTGTGTACTGAGACATAATAGCTTGATGCTTGTTATAGTCGTTGATAAGCGCCTTGACTGATCGTGATTGCTCAGTATCTGGTGCAAGGTCAGAAGCAAAGATTTTTGTCAACTGGTTGAAAGCGTTCTTAGCCATTACACGGCCTTCGTTAGATGTGTAATCTGCATACCATACTGGGTACAGATTTGCCATCTTCTTCATAATGCCAGACCAACGCTGAGTTTCAACACCCTTTGAATAAGTATCGTAGTTAGCCTCTGCTTGGTTTAATGCAGCAACGTGTTGCTTAATTTCACCAGACATCAACTGATCGCCTTGTGCTACATAGAAAGCCTTGAGCATTTCTTCTGGAGTTCTACGTGTACGCAAATGCGCTTTCATTAAATCGTTATAGATTGTTAAATCTGATTCGTTCTTAATGTTATCTTGTGGTAACAAGAACATTGCACCTGTTGCTACTTGAGACTTAGAACCAAACAACTGTGGGTTTGAATCTAGGAAATCTACAGTTGACTGGATATAAGGATACTTAGCACCAGGCACGTTAGATACGCTCTTTGCTACAGTGTAAGAAATTGCTCGGTCACCGTGGTTACCAAGGAACTCAAGCATTGCATCTGCGTAGTTACCCTTTGACTTTACTAACTTCCAGAACTCGTCACGGAATCCTGCATCTTCTTGAGCAACCTGTGGTGCTAGTGGTGATGTTAGGTTAAGGAAAGTCTTGAGCAATAGCACTGAGCGTGCATTGTTCTGAATACGATCAACAAAGGCTTGACGCTCCATTGGACCAGAGTCTGGTCCTGGTACCTGATTATGGTAATAAGCTGCAGCCAAAGCTGTTGCTGTTGCATTAGCCATCTGACCTGTAAGGTCAATTGGAGTCAATGCAGCAAGTGCAGTCTTTGCCCAACTTGCAGGTACTAAAGTATCAATCACACCACGCTGGTATGAAATTTCTCCAATAGTTCCCTTGACAATTGATTGTGTTGCTGGGAACCAATCTGAAACTATATTTGCTGATATTGCAAAAATAGGTGACGCACCTGGCATTGTTAGTTCTGGAAGAACTGTTTTAAGAGAGATCAAAGAACCACGAGCACTGATAGGCAATCCTGAAACCATTGGCACGCCATAAGCTGCTAATGCACCTTGTGCTGCTTCTCCCCAGGCACCAACAAATGGAAGGTTGATGTAACGGTTTCCATTTTCATCTGATGTAACAAAAGCTGGATCATTAAGACCGTGCTCTGAAATCTGGTAGTAACGAAGCGCACGTGAGAACAATGGAGACGCAACACTTGTGTCTTTCATTGCATTGTAAGCACGCTTGAGAGCCTGCTCCTGTGCAAAGTAAAACGGTAAGAAGTTACGTGCTAGTTGTGAGAACTGGCTACGTAGCGCAGTATTGTGAATCTGTGGCAACATTGAATATGTTGCTTGAGTCTGTGCAATACGCAGGGCTTGATCTTCTAGCATTGTTCCTGCTGCTACACGTGGAGCAAGGCGAGTATAAGCGTCTGCTACGTGCATTAGGTACAAAGGTTCACGTGCTAGACCATTAACAATTGGATCAATAACTTTCTTAAATCCAAATGAAGTAATAGAATTTACAAGGTCTTTGCGTGGGATGTATTGTTCTAGTACAGGTCCAGGAACTGCTGCTGGCACTGAGCGAGGAAAACTATCTGTCAATTCTTTGACAGCATTGTAATCAGACTCAATACCCTTTGCAATGTTCTTTGCTAATCCTTCGTGGAAGGTACCATCTTTACCAACAACCATACCAAGTACTGAATCAACACGATCTTGTGCAAAGATCTTTAGATCTCCGTCGCTAGATGCGTTAGCCCAACGTGAGATTGACTTCTTTTCTTTGTCATATCCCTTGTACTTGCCAGTCATACTGTCAAGCATACGCTTGTATTCTTTGTTAATAAGGTCATCACGGAATGACATAAACTTGTCATACGCTGCCATCTTATCGATGTTGTCATCAATTTGAAACTTGTTAAGATCAATATACTTCTTAAAGTCAGCTATTAAATCAGAAGCAATGTTACGTGCTCCTACTTCTTTTGAAGCCTTATTAAGATTAGTTACAAGAGTTGGAGTGTAATAAGTGCTTGATGACTCATAAGTTGTGTACTCACCCATATCTCTAAAGATTGGTGAACTCTTCTGAATCTGGAAGTAATAATGTGCCGCACTCTTCATTCCATATGAAGTTGCTGCGTCATAACCGTGACCAGTCTGAACTGCTTCTGACAAGAAGTGACCATTATTAGTTAGAATCAAACGCTGTGCTAATTCCATTTGATCTGCTGCTGTCATCTTTGCAGCAAACTCAAGGCCACGCTTCTTAGCTTCCAAGAAAGCTGGGTATGCGTTGTTAATAGTACTTGGATCAATACCATACTTGATACCCAAAGCAGACATTGTTGCTGCAAGGATGTGACGCTTCTCCTGTGGAATTATTTCATAGTTAGCCTTAGCTGCTGCAACACCTAGCTTGGCTTGGAATGTACCCATTACGCCATAACGTGCCACAGTTGGCAATAGTTCTGCTGCTGCTACACGCAAACCAAATCCTGCTGTAGCAAGTGCTAGAGGCTTAAAAATTTTGTTGGTGTATCTGTTGGCTGTAAACTCATCTAATTTACCTACGTACTTTGAGTACTTACCAGCATCACGCATAGCAGTTTTGACTGCATAAAAGTCTGGGATGTCAAACATATCGGAAGCCTGATGGTTCCAGATAGCGCCAACCTTTGGACCTTGTGTAGTTGCGTACTGACCTAGTGGATTACCTAGAGCATCAGTACCGTAAACCTGAGATCCAACTAAAGCATCATCAATCTTATTGATTTCATCGTAAACCTTCTTAACAAGGATATTGTCATCAGGAATACCTGCTGCCTTAAATGTTTCAAACAAAGCGTGGTTCTTAATGCTACGTGCTAAACCTTTATCACCAATAGCAACTGCTTCTGCATACTTACCAGCAAGTTCCTTTGCTGCAGAGTTACCCATACCAAAGCGTGCAATACGGTAAACAACTGTTGCTGAATCATTAGCGTTCCAACGGAACTTAGTAAGAGATAACTTACCAGTTTCCTGATCTACGCTGTATGGCATATAACCAGTAAATGTCTGATAAATACGTGAGGCTTTTTGCTTTACGCTACGAGCATCGTACTCAGGGTTTTTCATACGCTGTCCTGCAGCGTCAAAGATATATCTAGGTACAGCTGCATTTTGCAACGCATCTACTACCTTAGTCTTATCTAGGCTAGCACGAAGCAAAGTACGTGAAGGCACCATTGCTTGTCCAGCGAGTGTTCCTTCTAGTTCACCAAAGTATAAAGATGTTTTTAAGAATTGATGAATCTCATCTGGGTTAGTCATCTTGCCTAAGCGACCTGCAGCAGCTGCTCCAAGTTGTGGATACTTGAGTGCAATCTCACCAGCATTTGACTTTGCAATGTCATCTAATGCACGGTTGTAAGTACGAGCAACAGAGTTAAAAACTCCGTTACCCTTTTTAAGTGCATCCATTTGCTCAGATACCAAAGGTACGCGTGAACGTTCAAAGACAAACTGACGAACGCCAGGGACTGTATCCATAATTGGATACTTCAACTGAACTTCACCGGCAGCATCTAATTTAGATAGTTTGCCAGCTTTCATCAAAGCGCCAAACTTACCAATAACCATTAAAGGATCTGTATTGATATCAAAAGCAAGATCACCAATACCGGAGATTGCCTTACCTACACCTTTATCAGTTCCGTGAAAAGATTTGTACGCTGAGTTCCAGCCAACTGCTTTAGATGATTCTGCTAGTGCATTTGAAAAGTCACGTCCTGCAGAAACTTTGTAATTCTCATCATTACTCTTTTTGAAAGAGTCGCTATAAGTTGCAGCCCAAGGACCAATAGTAGCCAATTTACGAAGGCCACCTGCTGCAATATCTGCACCAACAACCGTTCCTACTGGACCACCAAGAAATGTACCTGCAACGCCGCCACCAATAACACCTAGCGTGACTGCAAAGCCTGGAAGAAAACCGTGGTCAACATAGACAGAGTGAGTAAACTTGTAAGACTTTTGAATTTCTTTTAGTGGCTTGCCTAGCCATTCAAGTCCAGTAATTGCAGGGTTAGCAACTTTTGCCCAAAAAGAAGAACTACCTTCTTCTGCTCCGTGGTCGTTAATAGCATCTTGTACTGCTACGCCTTTTGAGGCATAGGAAAGTACTGACGACATAGCAGCAGGGTTGCCTGATTTGTAAGCATCGCTTGCAAGACCTGGGTTACTTGCTAACTGAGGTGTTACCCAGTCATCCCAAAAACTATTTTTTTGGCCCAAGTTAGAATCCTTGCTGTATGCGCTGCGCCAAATACTTCATTGTTGGAGATGCGTTTGGATTGGCAGCAAGTTGATTAAAAAGTTGATATGCGTCTTGATATTCAGCAGGAGTATTATCTCGCATCATTAATGCTTCTGATCCTGCGCCTGGGCCAATATCTACACCGTTTGTAATAGGAACATCAGGACGTGCAGTTGGATCAAATAATCCTCCAGATGCGCCTTGTGTGCCACCTTGTGCTGCATTAGCACGATCTAAGTTACGACGAAACGTTGATGGTGCTTCTGGCTGCACACCTGGAGTTGTAGCTAATGGAGCACCAGACATCTCTTGCTGCATCTGTACACCTTGACCATATTGATCTGGCTTGTATTGCAAATCTGTACGCTTGGAAAATGCACCAGGACCTGATACACCCTGCATTGGGTTCGTGCGATCTTCAATCGCCATTTGTATCCTCCTGAATAGTTTCTAAATCTTGTGCGAAGTCATCCCAAATCTTATTAACTTTGGTTTCGCGGTTTGAATGATAAATTGATAATTCCATTAAAGACTCTGCAAGGTTCGTAATCACTTGACAGATATTGTAAATAAACTCTGCAACTATAACTAACGCATCAGTAGGACGTACTGGACGTGGCACTTCATCATTACGATTGTTCACGCCCAGTACTCCTGACTAATAATTACTTAGACTTCTTAACCATCTTGCCTGGCTTTGCAGCTCCAGCAAAAGGCATCTTAACGTCGCCGCCTGTTACCTTGGCTCCTGCTCCTGATGCGCCGTGAATTGGCTTTGACATAGGTGCTGGTGCTTGTGATCCTTTATTCATATTTCACCTCCCTAGAAGTTATGCTGCGCCGCCGATTGATGCGAGCAATGATGCAATATCTGGTCTTCCTTGTGGTGGACCGCCTTGTGGACCGCCAGCAGCAGGGGCTGCACCGCCAGGTTGTTCCATACTTGGCTGCAAGGCAGAGGCGGGAGCCATACCTGCTACTGGAGGTTGCATACCCATTTCTGGATTTGCAGGCTGTGGCTCAGGCGCAAACGCCTTCTCCACAACATTTTCTATTGTCAATCCCTTTTGACGTCCCTTAATCATTTCTGCAAATGATCCTAGGATCTTAGAAGGGTCTTGTCCTTGTGCAATCATTTGTGGGATTGCTAAAGCAGTTTGTCCGATAGCTGCACGAAGAGCATCGCGCATCTCTTCAATGTCAACCTTCTGCTCTTCCTGAGTTACGTTGATTTCAATAGGAAGTTCACGACGTACATAGTCACGTGAAATAAGTTTATCTGAGCGCATCTGTAGCAAAGCTACTGTTGCGTTGTTTGGATTCATACCAGACATAATTCCGTAGCGAACATCTACGGTGTAATCACCGTTGATTGCCTTGGAAGGAATGTACTTCATTGTGTAA